GTTTGTGGGTAACCAAATGTGGGTTTGGGAAAAACCTATTGAGGGTCATCGTTATATTTTAGGTTGTGATGTAAGTAGGGGAGATGCTGAAGATTTTACATCTATTGTAATAATAGATTTTGATGCAAGATGTCAGGTAGCGGAGTATTTAGGAAAAATACCACCAGATTTAGCTGCAGATATAATATATAAATGGGGTAATATGTATAAAGCTTATGTAGTGACTGATATAACAGGTGGTATGGGTGTAGCAACATCTAGAAAATTACAAGAATTAGGTTATAAAGATTTATATGTGGAGGGGATGAACACCGCAGATAAATGGAAATATAATCCTAACGCTGGAACAAAAGTTCCAGGTTTAGCTTTTAACAATAAAAGAACACAAATAGTAGCTGCTTTTGAGGAGGCCTTAAGACATAAATTTATAGTGAGGTCAAAAAGATTATTAAATGAATTATATACTTTTGTTTATATAAACGGTAAACCAAATCACATGAAAGGTAAACATGATGATTTAATTATGGCTATGGCTATGGCTTTATACGTTGGTGAAAATTCCTTTAGTCAACTCCATAAGGCAGATGCGTTGACAAAAGCGATGTTAGATAGTTGGGTGACTAGTAATGATTCGGGAGATAAAGAATCTAGTTATATGAAACCACAACAAAATCAACCTATATTCGGCATACCGGGAAATACCCAAACTGACACAAAACAATTATATAAAGACAATGCTTGGTTATTTGGTAAAGTCCGATAGTAAATGATTTACTATTTATAATATAATCATTATTATTAAACAGATATGGCAGAAAACTTAACAATATACCAAAGACTAGGTAAATTATTCGGACCGGCTGGGCCTACAGCACAAGAACCATCATACCAAAAATTTAAGGTTGGGTCACAAGAAATATTAAAAACAGATAATAAAGCTGACTTTGACCAACAAAAGTTACAAATGCAGCAATCCCTCTATCTTTCCAACCAATGGCAAAAGATAGATAATGAATTATATACCAAATCAATTTATTATGAACCAACTAGATTAGCGTCATATTATGACTATGAATCTATGGAGTTTACACCAGAAATTTCTGCAGCTTTAGATATATATGCCGAAGAATCAACAACTCCCTCCGAAAAAGGTTACATCTTAACAATTAATTCAGAATCAACAAGAATTAAAGCAATACTAGGTGATTTATTTAATAATGTTTTAGATATAGATACAAATTTAATTATGTGGATTCGTAACGCGTGTAAGTACGGTGATAATTTTGTTTATTTAAAAATAGACCCAGAAAAAGGAATTATAGGTTGTAATCAATTACCAAATATTGAGATGGAAAGAACCGAAGGTCATAGTTATTTAAATCAAATGTCTAATGACGATGGTAAGGCACACCAAGTAGAATTTAAGTGGAGAGAAAAAGATTTGACTTTTAATTCTTGGGAAATAGCACACTTTAGATTACTAGGTGACGATAGAAGATTACCCTATGGTACTTCTATGTTAGAAAAAGCTAGAAGAATTTGGAAACAATTACTTTTAGCAGAAGACGCTATGTTAGTTTATAGAACTTCTAGAGCTCCGGAAAGAAGAGTATTTAAAGTATTTGTGGGGAATATGGATGATAAAGATGTGGAAGCTTATATAAATCGAGTCGCCAATAAATTTAAAAGAGACCCAGTTGTAGACCCTAATAACGGTAATGTTGATTTAAGAATGAACCAGATGGCTGTTGACCAAGATTACTTTATACCAGTTAGAGACCCAGGTGCGGCTAGTCCAATAGATACTCTACCTGGTGCTACTAATCTTAGTGAGATAGCAGATATAGAGTACATACAGAAAAAATTGCTAGCTTCTTTAAGGATACCAAAAGCATTTTTAGGTTTTGAAGAGGTAGTTGGTGAAGGTAAAAATTTAGCTTTATTAGATATTAGATTTGCTAGAACAATAAATAGAATACAAAAAGCTATTATACAAGAATTAAATAAAATAGCAATCATACATTTGTATGTCTTAGGTTTTGAGGATGAGTTGGAAAACTTCTCTTTAGGTTTAACAAACCCATCAACACAATCCGATTTATTAAAATTAGAACAATGGCAAACTAAAATTACTTTATATAAAGATGCTGTAGGTGACCCAGGAAGTGGAATAGCACCAGTATCAGCTACATGGGCAAAGAAATTTATTTTAGGTATGAGTGACGAAGAAATTAAATTGGATTTACAACAACAACGTTTTGAGAAAGCGGTATCTAAAGAACTAGAAACCACACCAGAAATAATTAAGAAAACAGGTTTATTTAACACCGTAGATAAATTATATGGTGAACCACCAAAACCAGAGGGTGGTGATGTAGATGCTGGTGATGAACCAGGATTAGATATGGGTAGTGAAGAAACAGCTGATTTTGATATGGGTGGGCCAGAAACAGAAGCACCAGGAGCAGGTGAAGAAGTTACTGAACCAGTACCAGCGGCAGAATCATTTAATCAAGAAAAAGGATTACCACTTTTAATGGAAAAAAATCAACTATCACTTAGTGGTTTAGAGGATGTAGTTAAGAAGACTAATGAGAGTATTGGTACAATCAATGAGAATATAGAAGAGTTATTAGAAGATTAACTATATTTATTATAAAACTAGATTTATGAAAAATTTCTCTTATTATAAAAATAATATAGATTCTATATTAGAAAATTCGTTTAAAGATACTAAAAAATTTAAAAAAAATTTATCGGTGATAATGGGTGCTATGAAGTTCTCTAAAACACTTAGAGAATTTTTTACGTTATATAATGATATAGAAAGTAAAAGATTTAAAGATACAGAAAAAAGTATAACTTATCTAAATGAAGCTATGGACTACTTAAAAAGTAAGAAAAAAAATTTAGAAAAAGTAAAACCTATACTGGACAAAATAATAAAAGATAGAAAAGAGCTTTGTGAAGATAGGTCAAATGTAATTTACAAAAATATAGATAATATTGTTTTTAATAATAAAATATCTACAATAGAACTAGTTGCTGAATCTAAACAAAGATTAACTACTCATTTAATAAGTGAAAAGAAAAAAAACACTAACAAAATAAGTAACCCAAAAATTCTATCCCACGTATTAAGTAAAAATTATAGTGAAGTATATGGTGAAAAATTAACCGAAAACCAACAAGAGATATTAAAAAATACACTATTAATGACAGAAGATACATTAAAAAAAGAGTTTGATAATGTAAAAGAAATATCTTTAAATAAAATAAATTCTTTACTTTCTGAGTCAAAAGACGAGACACTTTCAGCTAAATTAGTACAAGTAAAAAATGAAATTAAGTCTTTGGACAACACCAAAAAATCCTATATTAGGGTTAGGGGCTTGTTAGAGGACTTGAAGTAACTTCTTATATTTTTTATATTTTAACATAGAAAATATTAAATATGTTAAAACAAGGAAGAGAAGTAAAAACACAAATTTCAGATTTATTTAGGACATCTTATGGTACTGTCGATATAACCTCACTTAAATCATTATTCATTAATTTGTCTACTTGGGCTGAACCTACCGAAGACCGTGAAAATTGGCAACGAGAAGTTAAAAAGTTTAAGAATAAAATAAAAAGTACAATACACAATAATATAGAAACTTCACTATTTAAAAAAATATCTATAGTTGACTTAGATTTAAGAGCTAGTGGTATAAGAAGAGGAAAGAGAAGTTTTATAAGGTGTGAAATAACTCTATTTTTAAACCCAAAACAAAAAATAGATATGAAGTCGGTAGTAGTATCAAAACCAATACAAGAAATAACAACTAAAGTTATAACCGATTCTTTTTTAACATCTAGAACATTCAAATTTCACAGTTCAAAAAACTAATACGTACAAAAGTCATAGGTTTTTTTATTTCCTATTATATTTATAGAAAAAGTAATTTATGAGAGTTTTAGAAGCTAGAGAGTGTGGCCATGGTATTTTAGTAGAACACGATGGATATATATCACCAGATGATAATAAAAGTATCATATCAGAAATGAAACATGATAGTTTTGACGGTGAAATTTATATGAACGCAATTTTACAAAAATTTAACACACCAAATAGAAACGGTAGAATTTATCCAGAAAAAATTTTAAAAAGAGAAAATGATAGATACCAAGAGGTGATTAAAAAAGGTGGTGCTATATCTGAATTAAATCACCCAGAATCTTCTTTAATAGATTTGGATAGGGCCTCTCATATTATAACTGAAACTTGGTGGGATGGTAATAGACTTATTGGTAAACTAAAATTATTAACATCACCTGGTTACATAAAAG